AGCTCGCAGGGTCCAGCTCGGTCGTGTCATTGAAGCTCTTGGCGAGCTCGCGTGAGAAGTTCTTGATGACTGACAGAGGTAGTCCATCTGAGAACTCCAAGCCTAGACCAGAAGCCACGCCCTCACCGGTCGTCGTGGCTGCTAGGTACATGACCCCGAAGATCTCGTCTTCGAGCTCCTTGTCCCAGCGGGAACGCTTCATCGTCTTGTAGGCGTCGCCGTCTGACAGGGCTTCTTTCTGGCGCTTCAGGAACTTGAGCATGGCGTCGTTCGCGAGCAGCTCATAGCGCATACGCTGCTCGCGCACGAAGGCGAGCTGGGCGTTCGTACGGTCCGAGCTGATCCTCTTGGCGTCGAAATCCCGTACGAGCTCCTCTACGGAGGTAGTGTCGGGACTCAGCAGGGCATCTACGATCTCAGGGGCCTTCAAGCCCATGATGTAGACGTCCTTGTCGGCAGCCGAGGCGGACGTCTGCTGCGTCGATCCGCCCCCGGGAGTCGTGCCGGTCGGCTCGAGGTTCCCGGCGGGAGTAGCTGGGGTCTGCACGGGTGCGCCTGGTGCTCCCTGAGGCCCGCCAGCCCGGATCGAGTTGAGCGGCACGAAGATGAGGTCTCCACCCTCGATCGGAGGGAGGTTGAGACGCGCGCGAGCTTCGTTGACGGTGACGATCGGACCGCCGGCAGAGGTGGCAAGGATCGCCATCTGCTCCTCGAACGAGCCGCGCAGCTTACGATCGAGGTTGAACTCGACATAGTACAGCTTCCTCAAGCTCCTTGAGACAACGAAGTCCGGCAAGAGCTGAGAGCGTATCGCACTCTCGATCCTGCGCAGTCTAGGAGGAAGTCCAGTACGGTAGAAGTGGTCCAGGGAGGCCTGGTCGGGGACGCCGTCGGCAGCGACGAAAGACGGAGACACGTGGAACGCTGCGGCGACTTCTACTCGGTTGAGTTTACGGGCCCCGATGTACTCCATCTCTCTCGGAGACCATGACGAGTCGTTCCACGTCATCCCGGGCTCAAGCATGAGCGGGTTGCCAGTACCCGCGGTGCCAGCCAGCGAGTCGGATACGTCGATCAGGAACGACTGGCGGGCCGGGTCCGACATCTTGGCGGAGTCTACGTGCTGCTGAATCACTCCGTCCTTGCGTAGAGACTGCGCCCACATCGCTCTGTGCGTTCTTTGGGACTCGTCCTCGTCAGAGAGCAGTAGCCTCAGGGTCTCCATCGAGGAGATCGAGCCGTGGTTCTGCTGCGGGTCGTAGCCCCAGAAGACCATGAGGTTCTTGGGGTTGTATCTCTTGCCTTGCGCGTCCTGCCAGTAGATAATGGGACCCCAAGGTTGGTCACGGTGCGGCGTGACGTTCGATGGAGGAATGCGCACGAGCGCGTCGGGTGGTCCCTCAGTCCCAGATCTCACCTTTAGGAGGATCGCGCGGTCATAGATCTCTATGTCGGCGGCGACGCTGAACCAGAAGATATACGGGTCGGTCGTCGGATCGGGCTCGCATAGCAGCTCGGCCATCGCGTGATCGTTGATCTCGATGCGCTCAGAGGGTAGCTGCTCCGTTCTCGGGACCTTCTCGTACATCTTGGGGTTCTCGAGGTCCGCAACTTCCCTGGCGATCGCGTCTACGACTGTTCTGACGTTCGGCTGGCGTGCATAGAGAGCCCCGTACGTCGTCCCCGACCCATACAGTCTCAACAGGTTCTGTATGGGAGCCGGAAACTCGGTGATCCTCAGCCCGTCAGGGGTGAGTCGCGCAGACTTTCTACGGAAGGGGTTTCTCACAGATCAGGCCGCCTCTACGTTATCGACGAACTGCGTGCAGTGTCCGTGAGGGGCGACACGGCATCCACCCGTCACGTGATGCCTACGTATGTGGCCGCAGCCTTCGCGGCCGCACATCTCTTGAACGTCATCATAGCCTCCGCTCACGCCGGCTCCTGCCGCGATCGCATCTCCACGAGCCTCCCAACTCAGACAAGCTGCCGAGGCAGCGTCGATCTTAGCCGGAGAGGCTGGCGATTCCTTGGATAGGATGTGCATGATCCGCCCATCCTCGTCATACACAGTCGTCTCTTTGCGTCGTGCGTTCCTGATGTGCTGCGTGAAGGTCTCGTCGCCGGAGTGTGTAACGTCTCCGGTGATCACGGCAGACACGAAGCTTCTGATCATGTAAGCGGTCGGCTTCGGGCGAGTCATCAACCACTCGACGACCTTCTTACCGCCCCAGCGCCCCTGCCACTTCTCCATGAGCGCGCCGATGTTCGCGACCTGAGATCCGGGGTCTACGTACACTCGCCATACGTTGAAGCGATTGAACGCGTCGATCATGACGCCGTCGACCTCTTCGAGGGGATGTTCGTAGTCTTCGGGGGCGTTCGCCGGTCTCTCCCAGATTCCTAGCGGCCACTGGTATCCAGTGGTGATGTCTGTGGCGATGATCGCGATGGCGTCTCGGTACCTCGCTCCGTCGATGCCGATCGTGACCATGGAGGCGTCGGGTATGATCGTGCCGGGCCGGGCCTGCTCTCTCCACCTCTTGATGTCGAAGGCTCGGTCCTCACCTGCGACGATGCGGTTCATGAAGAAGCGCTCGGCCTGCGCGTACTCTCCGCGCTCGATGAGGTTGTCGATCTCGCTGGAGATCCGCTCGGTGTCGACCCAGGGGGCTCCATCATAGACTTGACGAAGCACCTTCATCCGCTCGCGCATGTTTCGCACTGATCCGGGCCCACCGTGAAGCATCAGCTTGTAGACCCCGGTCTCACGCTCCCATGTTATCTGAGCCACCGAGTCTTGCGCGGGATCCCAGGCGTTGCCGGTCTCCATGAAGCGTCCACCGGTACCGGCCAGGTTGCGCCGTTGGGTGTCTGCGAGTTTTCGTCCGCCGTTACGCTTGTCCCAGTCGTGGGCCTCATCCTGTGCGGTGAAGGTGATCCTCTGACCGAGGCGGCTACGAGCGGAGGCGGTGACCGGCTCGATGCGTCCGCCGGCTGGAAGGTTGATGCGGGTCTCACCCGTGTCAGGGATCTCATGGGAGAGGTTGCCTAGCTGAATCATCGGAATGAGAGCCCGCCAGATGTTAGCAGTCTGGTCCTCGCTGATGGCCGTGACCTGTATCCAGGGTGTGGGCCATGGGCGTCCTACTGGTTGTCCGTCGGCATCCCAGCCATCGAACAACGGGTCTCCATACGCCTCGAACAAGATCACCGCTGCGCTGAGCGGACCCTTGCCGGCCTTCTGCGGGGCGACCAGTTGGCCCCCGCGATCGTACTTCAACGCTCGGGAGGGCTTCTCTATGTTTCGTACTGCGTTCGGCTTCAGCTCATAGAACCCTAGCAGGAACTTTCCCTGGTAGGTTAGCGAGCCGTCGGTGTTGGTCAGTCGGAAGGGTTGCCCTTCGAAGATGCCGTCGGGTACCACGCAGTTAGACTCGATCCAGTCTATGGCAGCCCAGCCGAGCGTGGGAACTTCGCCTTCAACCCGCGGTTTCCAGGTCAGGGCTTCTCCTCAGTCGGCACATAGGCGCGAACGCGCCCGTTCGACGGATTCTCGTTCACCACAGTCTCGGCCTCGTCAGGGAACGAGTCCGTCTCCCACCTGAGGTCTCGCATCGCGCGCGGACTCAACCCGATCTTGGAGTCTAGCTGGCGCACCTCGGCGAGCAGCTTGAAGTCAGTAGGGCGCTCCGCGGCCGCGATGAACGTCCGGACGTACAGCCCGACGATGTCCTCGCAGCGCATGCGCTCCCACTCTAGGGCCTGCGGAAGCCTCCAGATCCGATTCCACATCATGGTCTCTAGATCTTGGATGCGGTCGTCCGGGTGTCCGGGAAGAGGCCAGACAGGAGCAGAACCTGAGCGTCCTTCGTGCGGTAGCAGCTTGAACCCCGGCTCGATGTTCTTTCGCCGGCGTTGTGCTGCTGGCTTAGGTTGTGGACCTGACACTGGGGTCTCCTCCGCGAGTCTTGATGTTGTGATGATGGCGACAGAGACCTTGGACGTTGTCCTGGTCGAAGGGGTCTCCTCCCTGGCGCAGGGGAACGATGTGGTCGACGTCCTGCGTTGGGTTGTAGCAACCCGGAATGGCGCACACGGGCTGCTGGAATCTTACTCGCCGACGAAGAGCTTTCCAGCGGCGGTCTGAATACACCCAGACCTGTCCCGCGTCTCTATTGTCAGCGGCGTGCTTAGCGCATCTGTACTCTGTGGTGAGCTCTGAACAGCCGTGCTCAGCACAGACCTTCAGCTTCTGCTGCGGCACGGGCAGTCGCCCCCGCACTCGCAGGGATCAGGGTCAGGCCCGCACATCTGCGCGCCCCAGACTCCTGGCAATGATCTTTCGTTGCTGCATGTCCCGTCCTGCCATACGGCGAGCGACTCTGCGACGAGCCGCACGGTTCATGGGAGGGAGGGGCTCGGCCGTGGGGACGGTCTCCTTCACGGTCTGAGGATCATTCGGAACTGCCATCAGTACCACCTTCTGCTCCCTTTCTGATTCGGACGACCGAGCTTCCACGAGCCTCGTAGATGATCGTGTCCAGGTCGTCGTCCTTCGGCGGCGGAGGAACATCCTTCTTCAAGATCTCCTCGATCTCCTCAGGCTTCTTTCCGGCCTTCTCGAGGATCTCCACCAACTCGGCGTCACTCGGCAACTCTGCTCTCCTCCTTGGTCGGCATCATGACCCGCTCGCAGCTCGCCTCGAATCCGTTCCTCATGGCATCCGAGTAGCACTTCCAGGCCTGGTCAGTGTCGTCCATCGTAAACGTGAACCTCTGCTCGTAGCCACCTAGACCGGTCAGGGGATCCCTCGGATCCTTTACCTGAACGACCAGGTAGTAAAGGATCACGGCCCGTTCCGTGAATAGAACGAGCCGGCGGGGTGAATCAAGGTCCTTCTCGCCTGTCCTCGGGCGAAGAGACCTTGTAGTATATACGGGTCCAGCTGTCGCCCGTCCCAGGTACCGACGACGGCCGGGGACTCCTCATGGAAGGCCCCCAGCTTCAGGTCCCTCATCAGTCTCTTCATCGGCTACGATTCCCCACTCTTCGAGCTCTTTGTCGATCGCATGGCGCCGCTCGTCGCTACGTGATCGCTGCCGAGCGGTCCTGGTGTCACTGTGTACCTCGGTGCCAGTCCTACGAACCGGACGCGGTATGCGGCCCTTTTCTGGCTTCATATCAGCAGAAGCACTTCGTCATCGTCGTCAGGGATCGTGTCATAGATGTAGTGACGTCCTGTGGCTAGGAGTCGGATAGATACGGTGCCTTGGTCTCGCACCAAGAAGAAGTTTCTGGGCAGCTGTGCGGCTCCGGGGAACACGAGCCCGAACGGGGTCCTCTGCTTCCCGGTGAACGAGACGTTGATCGTCACCGTGCCCTGGTCAACGATCTCGCCGCCTTCTGCTGACTTCAGCAGCAGGGTTAGCATTTACTGGACCTTAGCTGCCAGGGTGTACCTGAAAGACTGGCCTACGCCCACCGTGGTGGGTCCACTGAGCGGTACCCACAGCAAGAACAGGCCTGCGGTGCCGCTGAGGGCTGTCGTCAGGAACGCGTGCTTGATAGACCACGGGCCGCCGGTGGCGGGCCCGAAGGCCTTCTCGGTCGCCGTCGTCCTGTAGTCTCCTGAGCTGAGCGCAGGCGCGCCCCAGTCCCCTGAGGCGATCTGGATTCGCTCGTAGCCGCTGCCGGACATCTCCACGACATCGGCCATCTCGTCGGTCTCTGACGGATCGGCAGTCAGTAGGCCGAGGAACTTGTCTGGGTTCGTGCCTTCGAGGAAGTAGGAAGTCAGGATACTAAGCTCTCCCTCGTCAGCGAGGGAGTTTAGGTGCCAGCCGGTGTCGTGTGCTACCGACCCGTCAGGGTCGAGTACCTGCCCGCGTCCCATCGTCGGATGCAGGCGGCCGTCTGGCGACCAGAGCTTGGTCACGACTGGAGCTCCTCCTCGGACTCCTCGATGATCTCCACGATACGACCACCTTCGTCGCGCTTGACCGTCTTCCTCGAGCCCTCACCGACGATCTCAACGATTCTACCCTCCTCGTCGCGCTTGACCACGCTCTTCTGAAAGCGCAGGACTAGCGTGCCGGACTGAAGCTCCGGCTCGGGGGCAGGCGGGCCAGCGAGATCCTCGATCTCCTCTAGCTCTTTGATCTCAGTCTTGGGCTCCTCTACGTGGCCGGCCAGCTCGCGGATCTTCTCGACCAGCGACTTGTCGGACGCCACGAGGCGGTCAGCCTCTTCGAATACGTTTTCTGTCATCGAGGCTCCTTAGCCTTTCGAATCGGGGGAGCTCGGGCGGAGGCGGTAGGGATCGAACCCACACACGACGAATCGCATCACGGTTTTCAGGACCGATAAGCACGCCAACCTTGCGCGCCTCCAAGTGGTGGGGCCGGGCTTGTGCACAGCCCCCGGGCTTAGCGGAGGAATCACCCTCTGGCCTGTTAGACCACGCTCTACGCCCCAGGCCCCATAGCGGAAGGCCAGAGACTCGAACTCTGACGGGAGTTACCCCTTAGCCGGTTAGCGGCCGGCTTCCTCACCATTCGGATACCTTCCGTACGTCACCAGGGGCTCGAACCCTGACGTTTCGGTGTAAAAGACCGCTGATCTGCCACTCGATCTCGTGACGCGAGCCCCTGCGAGGAATCGAACCCCGATTAGCAGCTTAGAAGGCTGCAGTCCTGTCCTTTGAACGACAGGGGCAGAGAGAGAAACCTGGGCCGGGGCGCTGCAGCGGACGGCTCACCATGTCTCTCTCGGAGGCGCGGGTCGGAATCGAACCGACGTGAGGGAGGTTGCAGCTCCCCTCCTGTACCACTCGGATACCGTGCCATACGTACGGGTACTCGGAATCGAACCGAGGACCGATGGTCCCAAACCATCTGCGTTACCACTACGCCATACCCATTCGTTGCGTCCACCAGGCAGGATTCGAACCTGCCGCCTCCTGATTCGTAGTCAGGTGCTCTATCCAGCTGAGCTACTGGCGGTCAGTGTCTGCAGTAGGAGTCGAACCTACGTCTCCCGGGCTTCAACCGGGCGCTTGCAACCGAGTCAGCTTCACAGACGTGGCTGGAGGTGATGGGATCGAACCACCATAGCAGGATTCAAAGTCCTGCGTCCTACCCTTAGACGAACCTCCAAAGAGCCGGTTCCTTCGTCCGAAAGGACAGGTGGTCCGGCCTCACCCAGGTACCTCCCCCAGGATTCGAACCTGGCATCTCCAGCTTCAGAGGCTGTTGTCATACCACTAGACCAGAGAGGTAAAGCTGGGACGGGAGGGCTCGAACCTCCAACGTTCCGGGTAACAGCCGGACGGACTACCCATTGTCCTACATCCCAGTGCGCACGGGAGGAATCGAACCTCCGCCCAGCAGTTTAGGAAACTGCCGCTCTGTCCTCTGAGCTACGAGCGCGTACTCGCCCCAGGAGTCGAACCTGGTGATCGCGGGCTTATAAGACCCGTGCCTTGACCGTCTGGCTCGGCGAGCCTGGTCGCGGGTACGGGAATCGAACCCGCGTCATCGGGATTATGAGCCCCGCTGTGGAACCAGCACCACTACCCGCAGTGCGTACCCCTCCCCGGACTCGAACCGGGAACTTTTCCCTTTTGAGGAGAATGCCTCTACCGTTGGGCTAGAGGGGTGTGGTGGGTCCTCACGGATTCGAACCGTGACTTGGAGGGTAAGAACCAACTGTGCTATCCGTTGACACTAAAGACCCGTGGACAACCGGGGAGTCGAACCCCGACTTCCTGCTTGCAAAACAGGAGTGCTACCATTATCACTAGTCGCCCAGGAGCTCGAACTTCCCGGTCGCGAACCGTAGGTGTCGAGCAAACCCTAGTTGGAGTGGTAGGATTTGAACCTACGGTGACTACCTTATCAGGGTAGCGCGTTTACCACTTCGCCACACTCCATAGTGGTAGGTGCCTGAGAGACGGTGAGTGTGCCTCGCGGCCTCACCTTCACGCTTCTAGTCGGCATCTCCCTCGCTGTTTACCCTACCGAGCCACACCTCGGAGTCGAACCGAGAGCCTTCCGATTACGAAACGGACGCTCTACCGTTAGAGCTAGAGTGGCGAGCCGATAGCTGGGATCGAACCAGCTGCCTCCGCTGTACAAGAGCGGCGCCCTACCTTCAGGGCCTTACCGGCGTGAGCGCAGGGCAGGTCATCAGTGGCCAGCCTCGCTGCCCCTTGCGTAGCTCCCCAGGGATTCGAACCCTGACTTTCCTGCTTCTAAGGCAGGTGCCTTTACCAGTTTGGCCAGAGAGCCTCGTGGCGCAGTTGCAGGCCTTGTGAGCCCGTACTTACGCCCGGTGCGGAGTGCGGGAATCGAACCCGCTGTATCAACTTGGCAAGCTGATGTGTTGCCAGTACACCAACCCCGCGTGGGTGCCGTAGGGATCGAACCTACCATGTCTACGACGTCTGGTTTACAGCCAGGTGGGACACCGTTGTCCCGTGACACCCTCAGCACCCCCGCCAGGAA